CTTTCTCAACAAGTTAGGCGAACTAGCTTGGTATTTTGTGATCCCCTTTGGGCTATCACTAACCGTCTTAATAACTTATCAATTATTAAAGCGCAGGAGGAAAGATGACTGAACCATTTGACGATATTAGAACTTGCGACAAATGCGCTAAGAAGTTTTTACTTCACGACGAAATAGCTTGGAATATTGAGGGTATGACCAACCCCTTGATAGCCGACGAAGAACATCAAGGCGCATACTGCTACAAATGCGTTAAACAAATTGAAACCGACGCTTGGTTAGGGAGGAACGAATGAGTGGTGTAATAGGAGGGCATAAATGCCCTAAATGCAATTCCGATTTATATTTCAGTATGTCGGATTGGAAACCAGCAGATACCCATACGGGCAACTGCTTCGCTTGTGGCTATTTTATTTCTTGGACTGAAGGGTTTAATACCCTTGAAACATTAAACGAAATACGCGCTAACAATTACGAGTTGGTATCTAAGGACGTCCTTGAGCCTTTAACCAAACTACCGAAACAGAATAAGGAGAACGAATGACTTGGCAAATAGTAGATATAACTCACTTGGTATTGCAGAAAGAGTGTTCAGAATGCGCTAGCCCACTTATGTTAATGGTGGACAAGACACATGATGGAGATTATTCAGCACGACCACAAAAACTTACTTGCAGTAATATGCTCTGCAAGACCAACGAAAAACCGTATAATTAAACAGGAGGTAATTCTTATGAAAGGTAAACAATATGAATTTAAATACGATCACGATAGAACGCCAATGGAAAACTTTAACAGTTGGCAAAGCGAAAATAAAGACGAAAGGTTTTGGGCTAACGAAAAGCCTTACTCACATGAGGAAGCCGTTAAAGTCTTTGAACAATATTATCAAGTGAAATTAAATGCTGAGTAATTTAATCTGGATCTTCTTGATACTCGCCTTCGGTTACGCCCTCGACCAAATCAGCAGTAGGGGAGATTGATTCTTCAGTCTCCTCAACCAATTCACCCTCAATCACATCACCCATAAGTTGCTTTAATCTATTTTCGATCTCTGCTCTACTCATCTGATCAATCTTACCGTATCTGACCTCTTTGCGATCCACAATAAGACCTCCGACCTTCAGTAAACTATTCTGAGCCGCTATCGCCGCGTTAAAAGATCCAGACTCCATCGCTTTATCCCGAATGTCATACAGATCCTTAACTGCTCTGTCGTGGTTAAGCTCGTACTTCTTCTTCACCTCTTGCATCAAATAATTGAACTCCGACTTTACGTGTTTGTTTTTGAGTAACTTGTAGGCCGACTGCCTGGCATCTTTATAACCAGATTTAGCCGCCGCTTCAACATAACTCATGTTGGGATTATTAACGATAGTCCAGACGAAGATCTTTTGCCGTCTGTTTAGGTTTTTGTTGAGATTAAAATATTCTATTGCAGGTTCGACTTCATCATCTAAGACGGGGACGAACTTTCTGTTGTCTGCTTGACTCATAAGGCCGATTGTATGGTATCGATTTGTAGATGTAAAGGATGGGAGCCAGATCTGCTAATAGCAGATACGACTTACCCCTACATATCCTAATATGTATCAGAGAGAAGATTAGCATAAGGTTTAAAAAAGTGTCAAGAAGTTTATGAATGTATAAGTCAGTTAGAGTCTAACTCTATGACAAAAATGAAAAAAATGATTTTATTGTCAAAACCTTTAAACATAAGGGTTTCCGACGTCACAACTTCTCTGACAAAATATGACAATAATACTAGTCGTCAAAGTCGGGTGGCGCCTGGTACAAATCCACGAAAACCTCTGGATCAGCGTAACAGGACATAATCTCGTCCATAATATTGATAGCTGAGTTGATATCTTGTTGATGAAAGATCAAACGCGAGTAGGCGTAGCTTAAAATCCAAACTAAGGTCTCAGTTGGATCTGTGCCGCGTACTTTATTGTTCTCAATAATACTGTCGATTGACTTAGCACTTTCACCAGGATTGGCAGGCTTCATATAGTCCGACATTTTTACTACTTTCATTAAGTAAATGTAACATATGAGACCTAGAAAAACTAATCGTCGAATCTAACGGGCCTAGGATTGCCTTCCTTGTCGTGGTATTTAAAATCGTTCTGATCTAAAAGCATTCTTTCGCGGTACGACAACAGCTTCTTGTGCATACTAAAGTTGTAATCGGACGCCTTAGCTTGCTCTACAATCTGCGGATCTATATTAACGGCTTGTTCAAAGTCTTGCGGTAGATCTTTATCGGAAACGTCTGCTTTGGACGATAAACCGTAATCTGCTAGTTTGTAGTTGTGTGATTTATTGTTGCGCTTTTTTTTTAATTTATCTTTATCTTGTTCTTCTAACTTCCAGAAACGCCACTTGTTTGACGTATTTGGTTCGCGTCTAACGGATCCTTTGACGCAATAGTTGGCCGCAGTAGAAGCAAACCTATTTTTTTCATCAACGGTTAAATTACCAATGCTGTCGCCTGGTTTCATTTCATTAATTATGAGATTGGCAATATGACTCATCCCTTTATTGATACTAGGTATAGGGACATTTTCTTCTATCTTATAGTCTGCCATAACTGTATTATATTATTAAAGCAGAGGGTTTTGTTGCTCAGGCCCCTCTGAAACCTAAGTCCGATCAAGACTTCTGTCCTTAGTGTAAGGAGAATTAATTACAGGACAGGCAACTAGCAAAACTAACCAACTGCTTGTAGTGGATCAAAATCGTATGCGATCAACATGCAGTCACACTCGCGACTTGGATCCTCAGCTGGCTTACCAACTATCTTGATATGTGCTTTGTTATAAAGACCATCAAGCTCTTCTCTACTCTCCCAACCATCTGCAAAAGCTTTCTCAAAAGCTTCTTGTTTGGCTGTATCTTCGGTGATTGAATCGAAATAGTTTCTCCACAATCTACTCATTAGCTCCTCCAATTAATTACTAACAGTAGACATATTATATCAGTTGGTTTAATATTGCAAATAGGAGTTGAGTATGAATAAAAATAATTTAATCACACAACCAGAGCAGACAACTCAAGTTGAACTTGAACAACAGCTTTGGGCCGCAGAAAGCGAGGTACGTAATCTCGTAAACTTAATTAATAAATTACCACCAGAGCAGGCTCGTCACTTAAACGATGTCTTTGCTCGTATAGCTAAGGGGGAACCAAAGAGTGAATAGAATACCAGAAACGCTAGAGCATCACGATCATGAGGTCGTAGGTGATGCCATATATTTTCCAGATCTATCCAATCAGATCTATCACAATTGTCCAGGCATATCTTCTTCAACTATAAGAAGATTCGGTCAATCGCAACTGCATGCTTTGAATGAAGAAGTCCTAGACAGTTCGGCTTTGAGGTTTGGCTCTGCCGCACATGCTTTGATTGTTGAAGGTGAATCAACCTTTAATAATGAAGTGGCTTGTTTGTCTGGCTCACCATACACCAATGCCAACAAAGATCTTAAGCGTGAATACGAGTCACGCGGATTAACCGTTATTACAGATGCCGATAGGAAAACTATTTATGAGATGCGCGATAGTCTGATACCAGAAGCAGACAAACTATTGCATCCAGGTGCAAATGAATATCCTGGTGTGTTCAATTATCCATACGAACGCGCCTTGTTTTGGTTTGAGCGTGACTTACTGCTCAAGGTTAAGTCCGATGTTGTTCGCTACCCCCTATCTGGCCCATTCAGCGACAACAGCGTCATTTTAGTAGACTACAAAACTACTCAAAGTTGTGAGCCACGCTCTTTTACTAACTCGGTTAAGAAGTATCAATACGATCTTCAGGCCGCTTGGTACAAACGTGCTTATGAGCAAGCAGGCTTCAAGGTAGTCGACTTTATATTTGTCGCACAAGAAAAGAAAGCGCCGTATGCCTCTAAGATCTTCAAAATGAAACACGAAGATATGGAAGCAGGATGGTTGGAGTTGGATAGACTATTGGGTGAATACAAAGCAGTAATAGATGGTAAGGCACCAACCGTTTACAATACACCTAGCGTTGTGGAGATCCAATTATGATTGACTTCATTATAGGGACATTCGCTTTTATTGGCTTAGGTACAGTTGTATTTGTAATATTAATTTGGACATTCGCTTATTGGGCAACAAGTTCACATATAATTGGTGGAATTGTTAAGAAAGATAAAAATAATACAAAGAGGAAATAAGGAGTAGTATGAGTATAGATAAATTAACACCAGAACAATGGGACGAGGCTAGAAGAATAATTAATACTCTTGGACCAGGTGAAACCAAAAAGGAAGTGGAAGAAAGGGCCAGAGATGAAGATAAAGCATCTGAAGCTTTAGACAATATTGAAAAAGATCTTGTTAACCATCCACCACATTACAATAACGGTGGCGTCGAATGTATCGAATACATTAAGCAACAACTAGGGCCAGAAGGTTTTAGATCCTACTTAGAGGGCAGTATTATCAAGTACATTCATCGCTTTAAATTTAAGAATCAAAATATTCGTGACCTAGAGAAATCGGTATGGTACACAAATAGATTGATAGAAGAGCTTAAGAACATGTAGGTTCTCCTTTCGTTATGTTTTTCATATGCCTACGTGTAAAAAAGGGAGCCTTTCGGCTCCCTTCCACTTTCCTAACGAGAGAAAATATTATGAAAATACTATGAAAACTCTATTTTACTAATAGAGATTTCAGTATATGCCTATTTAATTTTTATTGCAATCGGCTTTTCTTCTTCAGGTATATCTCGTTCCAAAGATATGACCAATAAACCGTTAGTCACTTCAGCCGTCTTTACTTTAATATGTTCGGCTAAAGTAAAAACTCTAGTAAAAGATCTTTCTGATATTCCTTTGTGAATATAGTTAACCTCTTCCTTTTTAGAAGTTTTACCCTTAATCGTTAGGATCGAATTTTTATATTCAATCTCTAAATCTTTCTTATTAAAACCAGCAACGGCTAGTTCAATAAAAAAAATATCATCTGAAGATTTAATCAGATTATAGGGTGGATAAGTTTCCGATACGTTTTGCAGTTTCTCAAGATCTTTGAATACTCTATCGAAACCTATAGTGAATGGTCGCAAACGACCAAATGCGTCAAGCGTCATAATTTACTCCTTAAATAAGCAAGTTAATTTTTATGTAGACCCAACCTAGGCATCTACAGTTTTAATTATAGGGATAAAAAAAGGGAGCACAAGGCTCCCAACCATTCGAGAGAGAGAATATGAATGATAGGGATATTGTATGTTAAATATTAAATAAAAAAAAGGGGACCGAAGTCCCCTCGCAAACAATTATAAAGTAGGGGGTGACTTATTAATTGATTTGCTTTCAGAACTTGGTGGTGACATTTCGTTTTTGAGATAGTCGCCAATCTTAGTTTTGGTCGATGTAACTGTCTCACCTGCGTCGTTTGTCCACTCTTCATCTTTATTCCAGATACCAAGCTGTAAGGTTTTATTAACCAAAGAATCAATAGAACTTGGAAACTGTTTGAAACCTGCAGCTTTTGCTAGGGCCGTAAACATTTCATTTGAGATTCTTTTAGCGTCTGGGCTTGTTGACCATAAGTTGTAATATTCAACATGATCACGCCACTTGCCATTCTCCAGTTCAAACACAACCTTGACAGTCCAGTTGCCGCTTTGTGCTTTGTATTTCTCAGCAGTTATTACTCTGGCATCATAAATCCCTTTTGGGGCTACCTCCTTGTTAGGAGTAACGGGTTTGCTAGACGTTTCTAGCCAATCTACACCTTCAAAATCACTCATCAGCATTTACCTCCTTAAATGTTTCTTGAGTATTGAAACCTAATTTATTAATTACACTTGTTAAACAAGCTTCTTCAAAAGCAGCAAGTTTGCCAGATCTATCTTTTGCGGTATAACCCTGACCAACGTCAGTCTGCAACCATCTGCTTTTAACTGTTGCTCCATCATCATCCTGGTCTTCGATAACTCTTAATGCTAAGACTTCATCAAAGAAGTATGTAATGGATTGCCCTAATTTAGTACCAACCATTTTAGGTTCGTACATCATGACATTATCTACGTTTTGCTTTTCCATCTTAGAAACAAAAACAACGTGCATATGTAAATCACGATAGGCACGCATAACATTAGTAACTGATTCCTGCACGTTACCATATGCCATTCTTGGATCCTTGTGTCTTGCTTTTTCAAAGTTAAGCAAGATCTCTGACATTTCAGACACACTATCTAAACAGACGGTATCGTATTGTAGTTCCCCGCTTTTAAGCAATTCATTAATTTCTAAAATTTCTTGTGCTTCTTTCACCTGGATTACATCAACGTCTTCTCGGTCTCTAACTGAAAGTAGACCAGATTCCATATCAATAATTAATTTCCTGCCAGGAGCAGTTGCACAAAGCGTAGTTTTACCAGCACCCGCGGCGCCGTATATAAGTATTTTAGCCCCCTGATCATTAACGAGATCATTCGGCTTAACAATTCTATCT